CGAGGGAGAGTCCTGAGCATTGGTAGGAATTCTTACTGCAAGTCCAACCCTTTGCAGAAGTTGCACGCAGACAAAGTAGGATTACCTGAAAAAATCTTCTTGCACGCTGAGATTCATGCTATAGTTAAGCTTAGAGATCACCAGAAGCCTTACAAGATGTTTGTAAGCAGAGTGCTTAAAGATGGTAGCTTTGGTAACGCAAAGCCTTGTCTGATTTGCCAAAGTGCAATCAAAGCTTGTGGTATCAAAGAGGTTGAATTTACTTAAAGGAAATGCTATGAATAAAACTTGTGAAATTGACGGTGCAGTTTATGAAACAAGAAGTGAACTTGAAGAAGACAGTTGCAAAGGTTGTCATGCTCAATACACTCGCGATTGTCACAAGCTTGACGAACAGGTAGGATGTCTTGAGCAGCAGGTCATCTGGATCAAGAAAGAAGAACCTGCTGTGAAAGCTACAGAAGTTATTACCTTCACTGAACCTCAAGTGAATTACCTTTCAGAAGTCTTTGGTATCGACGCAACAGAAGAAGTCCTGAAAGTTTCTGATGGATTTGTTAAAAATTCAAGCAAAATTTGGTGGAAGTACAACTTCGGCCCTGAGCATGTAAAAGCTTCAGAGCATTGGGATAATATCAAGGATTATCCTGATGCTTATTCAGTAAAAGAACCTAAGTACAAGGTGGTGTATGACTAACTCAACAAGCTACGTTACCCGAAGTGAAACCTGGGTTTGGCACTCCTGCAAGGAAGCTCTAGAACTGCTTAGGTTGCTTCGAAAAGAGAAGGTCGATGCCTGGGTAGCCTTTATTAAGGAAGATCGTCTGAAGCCTCGTTTAGGTAACCTGTGGTTTCTTTTCTGTAAGTCAGAAGATACAGATGATCTAAACATTCTCCGGGAGTATTCTGATAACAAGTATCTCTGGGACTGGTGGGGTGTTGAAACTTCGTTTAGTCGGGAAGAAGAACAACTCATGAAAATCCTAGCTGCAACAGATCCTGAAGTAGAAGAAACTCATTTGATGCAACTCAGTACACCTGATTCTGAGATTATTGAGAAGTGGTTGAAGCTTGTAGAAGATAGGAAAGAAAAGCCCAATGAATACCAAAATTTGTAAATTTACTTTGAAGTTACCAAATCAAGAAGAGTACCTAAGTAGCGAAATCACTTTTGATTTCGAAATAGATGACCACACTATTAGATACATGTTTGATGAAGGTAATTATTCCTGTGATTGCAACAAGTCAGCTTTCTTATGCCAAGTAGGTTTACTTGATGTTGAGTACCCTTGTGGTGAAACAATCGAACTTATCAACCTTGAAATTAGGGAAGCAGATACCGATGAATACAACTAAGGAAACACACGTATACCATAAGTTGAGTGCTATTGGAAACCTGATATGGTTCCTTGGTTGCATCCGCCTGCATAAAGATGGTGATGGAATCGGACTAGTATTTCGATGGTGGAATCCTATTTCACTGTTAGTTTTACTTCTTGCCATTATCCCTTGTGCTGTATTTGGTGAACCTTTACTTGAAGCGGTACCTTTCAAGCTAAGTAAATTCTGGAAAGATAACATGGATCAGTATCAACCTGTAACACCGTTTACAAAGTTAGATTCACTAAGACCTTTTGTATTTAAACGAGAGAATTATTTCAAATGACTCTAAGATACATCAAAATTGAACCTCTATCAGATGAACACGACTGCGAAGGCTGCGGTGGTTCCTGGGCTGCTGGTTTTGAAGTAACCTTTCCAGATGGTTCTAGTTTAACCCTTAAACCTACCGCTAGTTGCTTCGGAGGTAAAGATTGGCGAGAAGCTGAACTTATGGGAGAGATTCTGAAGCATTTTGGGTTATACTACGGTTGACCCTAATGGACCAATTGATCCAAGTTGCTTTTATTAAATACAATACGGAGTAAACATGAACCAACAAAGTCAAGTAGAATTATTCTGGGACAAGATCAAGTTGCAATTCGGTGATACCCGGGGTTGGAATGAACTGAACCCAATGGAACAGCACACATTCATTCAAGGTGTCAATTGTATCTTGAGTGTATTCAACAAAGGAAATTAACATGACTTACTATAACCAGTTAGAACTTGAAGATAAGATCGTCATTCAAGAAATGCAATGGAACATTGATAATGCAATGAAGAAAGATTCTGATGATTTCAGCCAATACGGACAAGATATGATTCAGGCTATGGTGAAGGTATTTTGCTTCTATACTTTGCAGGAACAGCAGCAAGAGTTGTTTAAGAAGTATCCACAGCTTGAGCAATTTAAGGGTTAAGATGAAAGTAGTTCTTTATCCTTATCATCTTTATCTGGACAACGTAGAGTTTCACCCTGACTTGTCAGTAAAGACAGGTAGAGTAATCAATGGAGGCTGGGACTACGAAAGTACAGAAGACACGGTTCTCTGTTGGGGTTATCGTAAAAACTCAGACAGTTTACCTGTTTCAGAATATCCAAGAAGTAAACCAGAAGAATATTATGTAATTGTTCCATTCAATTACACAGAAGAAATTACTGACTTCAGGGACTATATGTAAGTTATGACCTGGGCTGACAAGCAACCACCTTCAATTGAAGAGGATCTAGAATTAGCTCTTGTTTTAGACTCAGAGTACAAAGCTTTGAAGAAACAAGAGTACGATATTATTTTTGACGATGATATTCCATTTTGATAAAGATAAATATGAAACCAAATAATTTCAAACCAATGTTAGCAGTTGCTGCTGAAACCTCTCAGGTAAAATTTCCAGTAATGGCTTCTGTAAAATTAGACGGCCTCAGAGGATGTATCTTCGGTGGAATCGCCTACAGCCGCTCTTTGAAGCCCCTACCTAACCTTTGTATCCAACAATGGTGCAAACTCAACCAAGAGGCTCTAGAAGGTCTTGACGGGGAGTTTATCGTAGGTTCTGAAACTGATCCTTTGGTCTTCAGTAAGACTACTTCAGTTGTTATGGCAATTGACAAGGTTCAGGATTTCACCTTCTTTGCTTTTGATATTGTCGATGAAACAAAGACAGCTTTCCTGCGCTATCAGGATCTGTTGCAGAAACAAATCAAGGGTGAACTACCGAAGGAAGTCTGGGGTGTAACTCAGGTTCGTATTGAAAACCCCGAACAACTTGAAGCATTTGAAAAGGATGCTCTTGAACAAGGTTTCGAAGGAACAATGCTGAAGTCCTTGGACGGTAAGTACAAGTTTGGTCGCAGCACTGTTAAGTCTCAGCAACTTCTGAAGCGCAAGCTATTCGTCGATTCTGAGTTTGAGATTGTAGGCTTTGAACCCAAGTACCACAATGCAAATGAACCTGTCGTCAATGAACTGGGTAGGACTTCTCGTAGCACTTCCAAAGAAGGTCTTGTTGCCTTGGATACCCTTGGAGCATTGCTTTGCAAGACAGCTTCAGGTACAATCTTCGGTGTAGGTACAGGCTTTGATGATGCCACCCGAAAAAGTCTCTGGAATCAGCGAGAAAGTCTAACTGGTCAATTGGCTAAGGTGAAGTATTTCGAGGTAGGAATGCAAGATGGAGTCCCAAGGTTCCCTGTATTCATTTCTACAAGGTCCGAACTCGATATGAGTAATTAATAAGGAGAAATAATATGGGTGTAAGTTATTCAGCAAAGATTGTAGTAGGTTTACCTTTCTGTGATGTTCCAAATGCACAGGAATTACTTGATGACGATAAGATTAGTGATTTCGGATATTACTATGATTGCGATGAAGATGATCGTCTAGTAGGTGTTGAAGTAGTAAGTTCAGGTGGCTATTCTTATTCTGAATTAGATACTTTACATGATCTTGAAGACTATATCAGTAAAGCAAAGTATTCATTTCTTAGGAAGACTGGTCTTGAAGGTAGGACTTATCTAACGACGTGTAGTTATTAAAGGAGAAATTAATGGAACTAAACTTGAACCTTGACATGAACACAGTAGAAAATCAAAAGGTCATTGCTCGTGAAGTAATGAAATCTATGGAAATTATTGACCCTACTTGTATCGTAGCTGGTGGTGCCCCACGAGATTGGTACATGCAGAAACCTGCAAAGGATGTAGATATCTTTGTGAATTCACCTTACTCTTACAGCAACTGTTCCTTCTTGATCAAGCAGTTGAAAGCCCTAGGAATTGAAGCAAAGCCCGCTATCTATAACTCTCTTGACGCCAGTATCTATCGTAAGAACCCGGATATTGCAGGTGTAATTGATTTTGAATTCATGCAGGTGAAGTTTCAAGTTATTCTTTGCCAAAAAGGTACTTATTCAATGGTTGATAGTTTCCCTTTTGGTATATGCCAAGCTTGGTGGAAACCTTCTGTTTCTGAAGCTATTCGTACTACAAAGCATTTTGATCTAAGTCTGAAGCACAAGGCTTTGGTCCTTCTACAAGAAGCTTATGGTAATGATGATTTCTTTGTCAAGAAGATCAAGGAAAAGTTCCCTGACTGGAAGTACTACCTGAGTTATGACAAGTTAGCTATGGATCTATTGGATAAGTGAAAATGAGGAGCTAGATGGCAAATTATAAGTATCACAAAAGCTGTGATAATTGCGGAAGCAGTGATGGATGCGCTGTCTATGATGATGGTTCACTGACTCTTTTCACTGCTTCGTTTAATTTCTAAAAGGAGTTGGATGAGTTATTTTAAAGCTGGTAAAAAACTAGGATTGGAATTTGATATGGAAAGTAAGTCAAAAGAGACAGTAGAAGAAGTTCTGAAGTACCCTTTTCTAGAAGCCAAGGAACGAGGTATCACAAAAGAGACTTGTGAGAAGTTCGGTGTACGTGCTGCTATCAGCCAAACCGACGGTAAGACTATTGAAGCTTATTACTTCCCTTCTTATAATTCAAAAGGTAAGATCGTAGGTTTCTCTAAACAAGATATTACAAAACCAAAAGAAGAGAAGTTTCACTGGACTGCTGTAGGTTCTGTTGCTATTTCAAATAAGCTGTTCGGTCAAGAACAAACTGAAGGTCTAAATCGTAAGCGAACTAACCTTATCATCACAGAAGGTCAATGGGATTGTCTTAGTGTATTCCAAGCTCTTGTGGATAATGTAAAGGGAACCAAGTACGAAGGTCTAGAACCTATGGTGGTAAGTATTCCGCTAGGTACAGGCAACGCAGTAGAAAGTATCCTGCATAATGAACCCTATGTTAAGACCTATGATAGTCTAACCATCTTTTTTGATGATGATTACTGCACCCCTGCTGAAACCAAGAAGGGAATCTTGAAGGGTCACGAAGCCCGTGAAGCTGTTGCCAGTGCTTTCGTAAGTTCAGGTATCAGCTTGATGACTGTAGTACCTGACGAGGGCTTTAAAGATGCTTCGGACTACCTTCAAGCTGGCAAGTCGCAGGAACTTGCAAAGCTGGTTCAGTTTAGTAAACGTCCTTACTCTGCTGAGAAGATTATCAAAGCTAGTGATATTTCTCTCGAAGAACTTCTTGAGCCAAGGCCAGAAGGTGTCTATGTAGATTGTTTCCCTAAGTTGATGGAGAAGATTCATGGCTTCCGAACTCGTGAACTGATTCTACTGACTTCGCCTAGCGGTGTAGGTAAAAGTACAACAACAAGTATTTTTGCCAGTGCCTTTATGCAGACAGGTTATAAGGTTGGTATGATCTATCTTGAAGAGACTAACAAAGAAACTCTTCAACGAATGGTTGCTGCAAAGCTGAAGGTTAATTACTTGAAGTTCAAAGATAAGCCACTAGAATGCGCAAGCTTAGAAGTTATCACAGAGGCTTACGAGAGTATTGCTAACGATGACAAGCTGATCATGCTCGGCCACTTCGGCAGCCTCCCCATTTCTGAGCTAATGTCCAAGATCAAACACATGCACCTTGTAGAGGGCTGCAAATATATTCTATTAGATCACCTGAGCTTGGTGGTGAGTGGGTCTATTGTTGACAATGAACGGAAAGAGCTTGATATCGTAATGACAGAACTTGCTGCATTCTGTGCCGCTAATGAAGTCTGTATCATTGCCGTATCCCACATTAACCGAAGCAATGCTGATGGTTTTAAGCCACCAAAAGGTGAAGAAGATAAACCATTCTGGGTTAAGGTAACTAAAGAATCAATGCGAGGTTCTGCAAGCCTTGAGCAGTTGTCTTTTATCATCCTCGGGCTTGAACCAGAGATTAAACCAGACCGAAGCCGTGGTAAAGTACGTCTTACGGTTCTGAAGAATCGTCCTTGGTCTTATCTCGGTGTAGCTGACGAGTTTACGATTGACGAAAACACATGGGAAGTGATTCTTGCAGAGGATGAAGTGCATGAATTTTAACTAAAGGATTACAAATGAAGCTAGAAGGTTTTTGTTTTGACGCTGAAGCAGATAACCTGTACTTGCAAGCAAAGAAGATTTGGTACATCAAGTTCAAGGATATGAACTCTGAAAAGGAACTTCGTGTCTACCCTTTTAAGGAAAGCTATGAAGAAGTTCAAGTAAAGATCATTGACTGGCTTGAGTCTTACCCCGACGACTGCATCGTATCTGGTTGGAATATTCTAGGGTACGACCTCTGGCTTCTTTGGAAACTTCTAGGTATTGAACCAAGGTGCGGTAAAGAAGGTAAGGATTGGTGGGCTGGTAAACCTGTTCAATTCATTGATGGGTTTGTTCTAAGTATGTACTTGAACCCTAATCAACCCCGGCACTCTCTTGAGTACGTCTCTGGTGGGGAAGAGAACGCTGACGGTAAGATTGACTACCGTAATTCACTGATCCGCGCAAGGGCTATGCCTGAAGATGCACCAAAAGGTTATGAGTTCTCCTTCTGGCACCCTCTAATGGAACCTTACTGCGACAGAGACGTTGATGCAAGTATCAAAGCTATCAAGAAGCTTTGGAGGCAAGCTGAAGAACGCTACGGTGAAGCTAACTGGCTGCATAAGTCATTCCGACAAATGCAGAAGGATTTCTGGTTGTACTCTGCACAGGCTTACACAGGAATTAAGTTCCATAAAGAGCGAGCAGAGGCTTTGCAGAAGCATATTCAAGAGCGCATGAAGGTAATCAAGGATGAAGTTGATCCTCTACTACCTAAACGCCCTTTGAAGACTGCTGAGCAACCTTTCTATAAGCAACCAAGTAAACCATTCAACAAAGATGGTAGTTACTCAGGTAATCTTATTAAGTGGTTAGAAAAGCATAATGCAACTCTTGAAGATGGTATTATCAAAGCCTACGGTTTAGAAGTACCTCTAGAAAGTAATGCAATTCTTCCTGTGAAGTTACCTATGGAGATTGAAGACAGCCAAGAACTCAAGGATTACTTCCTAGAGAATGGTTGGGTTCCGAGCGATGATTATTGGAACTTTCAGAAGGGTCCAGATGGTAAGAATCTGAAGGATGCTAACAACAAGTTCATCAAGACTACGCCTAAGATTAACCATGCAGGTCAGCTTTGTCCTAATCTGCTAAAGCTAGATGGTGAAATTCCAGCTAAGGTAGTTAAATTCCTCAGCTTGCGAAATCGACTAGGAGTAGTCACAGGTTGGTTGAATAATTGGAGAATCGAATTTGATGGTAGACTAAGTGCAGAGATTTCCGGGTATGCTCCAACAAGC